ACGCGTTTGGGTCAGGTTTTGAACCATCCCTTGCCTCATTTAATCCTGTAACATCTCTCATCCCCTGTAAATAATAGTTGTAAGCCGTAATAAGACTTTGTATTTTTGCACCACCACTACCGGTTTGTAATTCTTGTATTGGTACTCTACCATTATTAAATTCCCCATCTTGTGTCATAGAACGGCCTATAACAGAACCTGTTTGGAAATACATATTTAAAGCTTCTTGAGGATTATAATTTGTACCATTACCTAAATCTACTTCTGCAATTCCATCTGCATCTAAAAATACACCGTCTGGTACCATTCTTGCTAATACTTGTTGTAATTTAAGATGAGTCAATTGAATCATATCAGCAAATGTTGTCATTCTACTTACAAGCGACTCAAGTCTTCCTTTATACATTCTAGGTGCCACTATATTATATGACATTTGTACTTTAGTGGTGTCTGATTTTGGCCTTGTCATGTTTTCAGCAAGCTTCCACTCTAATATATTCTCGCTACCAATAATTTTAGCTCCAGAATATAATACTTCTATTGCTCTATCTACTTTTTCAAATCTAGCTTTTTGATCTTTTGGAGGATTAAAATTATCATCTTTTTTAATTGCTTTTTTACCACCAGATGTTGTTTCTTTAATTTTATATGTTTGGTTTTTATATGATTTATATTCAAAATATAATACATATACAAATCCATCATCACCACCATCTAATGCACCATAAGATTTATTATATAACATACGCCCAGAACCATGGCCATTATCTTCTATGTTTTTTATTTCTTCATCAGAAATATTTGGAAATTGTTTTTTAAGTTCAACTATACTAATTTTTCTAATTTCACCCACATAATATAAATCATCAAAATATGGTGATTCTGTAAATGAATATATTATATCAGTTGGATCTACATAATTTATTGTTATTCCCTCTGATTTATTAAACCCATTTTTAACACATCCTATACCTAGCACAGTAATATCATAATCTAATCTTCTTTTTGTTAAATCAAATTTATTTTTATCTAATACGTTTGATATAGCTTCTTCTTGTGCAATTTCTATTCCTTGTTTATAGTCAAGTTGCATGTGTACTGATAATTCTGTATCATCAGCTGGTAATTTTGAAGGGTCAGATTTATATAAACTAATACCTAATTGCTTGTCAACATTTTCTATAAAACTTTTTGAATTCATATCAGATATAATATTATCCATATAACCAGCTCTTTGTTCAACTGAAACAGGATCTTGTGAATAAGCTTTTACATCATACATTCTTCCTGCAATACCATTTACTACAATATCTACAAATTTTGGAATTATCGGTACTGGTTTCCAATCAATATTTAGATATGATAAATCACCGTTTATAGATAATTCGTCTTTATATTTTTGTATTGATTGTTCTCCCCTCGCATATAATCTTAATCGATGAAAATTTTCACGGTTCGACTGATACCTAGAGGTTCCTGAATCTTGCTTAAACCACTCTGACTCTATTGCCATTCCGATTTTCGCACCGTATTCTTGACTTGATTTTTCTGAGTTAGATACTGACTGACTCGGGAATAATCCTTTTGGATGTGATGTTGCCATTTATTTTAATATTTTGGATAAATTACCTTTATTATTGTACTTCTTAAATTCAAATTCTAATTTTTTTGTTGTTCTAGCTATAGCGGGGTTATATAGGTTTTTATTGCATGCCATAATTGCTAAACCTGAGCTAATTGCCGCATCAAACTTTGTTCTTTTATTTATATCAAACAAAGCCCAATCATTTAATGTACGATCAAAATAAAGATCTCCATAGTTATTATCTTCTTTTAATCCTACATATCTATCTATATATGATTCAATAGCCGCTGCGTGTGCTTGTCTTATATCTTCAGATGAATTAGGTATACCCCCTACTTCCCTTTCCGCTACGGATAATTTATTATATATTTTATCCGGTCTGTTTATTGAATAACCCCTATACCCTCTTCTTTTTAAATAATATAAAAGCCTAGGTTTATTATTTTCTGCTAATAGTGGCATTCCATAAAATACTAATGCCATTAATACATCTTCAAAAAACATTTCCGCTGTTGGTGGTCTTGATACATATTCAAGAAAAAAACTATTAGAAGGGGCTTCATCTAAGCTAAACTTAGTCAATCCATGCAATGCTCCTTTAGATCCTTGACCATCTGTCGTTCCGGATATATCGTAACTATCACATCCAAAAGCCCCTAAGTGTTCATTTCCTGGAGTTTTTCTACCTCTATTATTTATTACAATGTTTTGCATTTGTACCGGTGGAATCCAAGAAATATTAAATCTTCCTTTTAATTCCGGCATAAATATAACCTTGCTATCTTTTATACCATTTTCCCATTGGAAATTACCTTTAGACACAAAGCCTGAACTTTTTAAATCGTTATTGTAATCTATTTGCTCGTATATCTTTTGTAAATTAAATATACTGTTTTTTGTTTCATCTCTAAAAGCATGTTCCTCTGTTCTTGGAAATTGTCTATAGAGTTCGTTTAATGCGTCTTGATCGCTTTTAAGTCCATCAACCTCATTCTGCCAATGCTCTATAACCCCAATATCGATTTTATCGCCTTGAGGTCCTTCGGATGCCTCCCTTGGTGTTTCGAAAACAGGTAATCCATAAGAATCAATGAATCCCTCGTAGTTCCATTCCATAGGTATGAACAAACTATATAATCCAGAGCCAGTCTGTCCATTGCGGTTTCTTTTTGTAACGTCTGAGCCATTATATAATTTTTTAAAGTTATCACCACCTTTGTCTAAAGAGTTTGAGGTGGATCCCATCATACATTTTCCTATAATCCTGCTTCCTAATCTCAACGTTGTTTTTGTAACACGCCAATTGTTTAATATATTATCTGGTCTTTCCCATTTACCAGATTCATCGTGAACAAGTAATTTTAACTTTTCACCATCATATGAGTTGTCCCCTGTGTTTTTCCAGTCTATCGTTGTATCGAGCCCGTCGAGGTCTTTCCCTTTGGAGGCGTTGGTTGTACTGGTGATGGACTTCCTTGTGAGTTTGGATGCTGGGACACGGTAGGCAAGCTCTGTCTTGGGACGGTCCATCCCGTCTTGTATTGGCTTAAAGAAGAATGGGTAGTGTAATGAAATTGGGACGACCTTGTCGGTAAACATCTTCTTTGCATCGCTACCAGTCTTCGATAAGATTCCGAATCNAGCATCTGAAGTGAGTGTAGCTTGATTAACTGTCTCGCTGCTTGACATGAANCTAAANCCNGACCGTCTATTCTTAAGGTAGCATATTCCNTAGCATCTTNNATCTGCCTTGCATGCCTCCCAGAAAATAAAGAATAATCTGTTTGCTTCTCGAAAGTCTGGCTTCCCAACATCAATCTTGGACCANTGCAAGTAATTGTAATGAGAGCCAGTNATATAAGTNTCAANNCCNTTATTNCGGAACCAATNNCCNTCTTCNCTTCTNGNAAANTCTNTATNAATGTANNCATNCCAATNTTTCTTTAAATTNNNCNGGNTATGTTTNCCAGTCAAATATTGTTNTTATATTTTTTAATTCTCTAGGATATTCATGAGGTGTCCATTTATTATGTTTGCTATACACTTCTTTTACTTCCGGTAATGCAATCTTTAAATTTTGTATTTCATATACTTCACCAATCCTACCAGTCTTGCTTATAACAATCACATCATGTTCTTTGTTATAACCATATTCCCAAGCTTTCTTTTTATTCAACCTATGTATTGTTGTTCGCTTAATAGGTTCAATAATCTTATATAATGTTTGTTGATAACCCATTATTTAGATCTTTTTTCAGCAAACCCACTAAATGCTTTTGTTTCATCTTGTATAGGTTTGTTTTCTAAAATAGCTTGTTCTTGTTCAATTCTATTTAAAATCTCGAGAGCATCGAATATAGCTAACTTTTTTGTAGCAGCTGCATTTTTTAATCTATCCGCAGACACATCATCATCAGTTTCTACAATTGGTTCTTTTGCTACTTTTACTAATTCATCAACAGCTTTATAACCAGCTTGGATTATACTCTCTTTCTTCTTTTTTATATTCATATTTAATTGAAATTTCCTTTGTCATTACCCTGTATAATCTTTCACCGTTTATTATAAATTCGTATTCACTATCCGGGGTAAAACCTATCTTCTCACCTATTGTTAATAAACCTGAATCATCGGTGTGCTTAACAATACCCATTAAAGGTTTTTCTTTATTAGTAGAGAACTTATCCTCGCTCGCTAATGGTTTTATAAAACAGTAGCCTTGATTTGCTTTCCAGATGCCTTCGTGTTTATAAAGGAAGATTTGATCGAGTTCACAAAAATATAGATTATCTTTAAAATAACTTTTGCTGTTTTTTTCAATACCTCTAACGTCATGCCAACGGCGAAATATGTTATGATGCACATAAAGCTCAGTGCCTCTAGTAAAATGCTTGCCATCTATTATTGGTGTTTCATGTATTACAGCTTCACGACTTACAAATTTATGATCAGTTATACCAGAATTTAATATTAATTCTGTACCATTGACCTTTTTAATATTGTCGTATCTTTCTTTTTTTGGTGTTATTAAAAAAGTATGTATTGGTTTCATTAGTATTCAAGATTATATTCTACAGATATTCCCATGTTTTTATTAAAATCTTTCCATGGTAATACATCATTGTTCTTTTTAATGTATATGCAGAATTTATTCTCTTCTTCTAATATATCACATATAGTGTGCCCTCCATAAACTTCTTGGCCTACAGCATAATGCATAGCGTCGGTTTTATAGTCCTTCCCAACACTAATCTTTCTTATCAGCTTGCTCATCTGCCTCTTTTATTTCTGTAATATCACCACCCTTTATATCTATACTAACATGCCCATATTTATCTTTTAATTCTCCTTGCATATCGCGTAAATTTAGTTTAGCCACACTATAAGATTGTAGTAAATTATTTTTTTCTACTTCTGAAGCACCTATTTTATATTGTAAATCAGTAAGTATACTTATTTTGGCTTGCAAATCCCCAAGCTCTTTATCTGTTATTTTCTTTGTTTTTTTACTCATAATTTATTTATTTAATTTAATTTAACTTAATTTTAACTGTGAACATATGTCCCACTAGATGTAAATTTTAATATTGTATCGCTTCCTGATGTTGTTACAGTAGGGCTACCTGTTGTTGAACCTGAATATTCAGATGTCAGTAATCTTAATATTACTACTCCTGAACCTCCTGCTCCTGATGTACCTTGAGCACCACCCCCACCACTACCGGTATTTGCTGTACCAGCTGTAGCAGTTGT